GTTCTTCAATTGAAACTCCTGGAGCACTTTCTGAATTAGGTGCAAGAATTGACTTATTAAAGATCTTGTATTTAAGGAATGGCAGTGCATGATAGAAACCATAATTACAAAGTAGAGTTCCAATATAGTTATCTAGAAGATATCTGTTTGCAACAGTAACTGAGTCTGCTAAGATTTGATCCTGCAATTGTTGATAGAAAGTTGCACCTAAATAATTTTGTAGATACAAGTCTTGACTTTGCAAAATATAGGGTTGCAAATCATCAGGCGATACTGATTGATGTATTGAGGTATATGACTTTAGTTTCTCTTCTGAAACCATTAAGATGTTATATGCAGCCATCGATTAAATTAATTTTTTATTGTCCTTTTGTTTTTGTTGCAATCATATCCTTTTCTATCCCAGTAACATTGTTTGGCATAATATGTAGATCACTGTCATATCCATAATAACCAAAAAGATTATCGAATATTTTGAGCATTGATTTTTGAATAGGTTTAATCGTAGTTGCCATAAAGTGGTTATAAGATACCATGATTTCATTTGCATTACTTGAGAATCCTCCACCAGCTCCTTCATGATAAAGACCAAGAAGTAGTGGACTTGTAATACGATGGCCAGTAAGGATACGAGTGGTTATACGTGATTCTAATGTCGTGTAATATGTATCATTAGCTGACTGAATTGGGATAATATCGGGCGCATGCTCTTTATCCTGAGAGAATGCGATAAATGCTTTACCAGCATTTTCAGAACCTCTATACGCCATAGTTAATTCATCATAAATTTCTTCACGTTCTTCTGGTTCAGGAATACCATTATTTAACCCAATAAATAGTGACGGATTAAGCGAGTTAGCGAGGTTAGAAAGATGGAACTTTGAAACTTCAACATCAATTTGGATATCATTAAGTGAACCAGCATAACTAGGTAAAGGATAGAATAGGTTACCAGGTTCGTAATCCCAAGTATATAGGATTTGACTTGGTTCTGTTTCTGCTTTACTTGGATCGTATGCAGGATATTGAACTGGTTTAAACTTACGGAAATTGCTCCAATCCGCACAGTAGTAATATTCACTAGGAACATCTTCACCATTTGGAATATTACCAGAACGAATTTTAGTAAAATCTGCATGATAGATTTCAGCAATACCAGTACCTTCATTATTCCAAATTATATTTAGTGAAAATCCACCAAATGTAATATAGTCTTGAGCGCATTTTTCAAAAACATCATTCCAACTTTCAGTAGGATTTGCTCTACGTAGAGCATATTGTTGATCAGGATTATTAGTCATTAAACCTTCACCAATTGTTGCATCAATTTTAGATTGAATTGCTGTACGATTAATTGCCGATTTATAAAAAAGGCTAGCCACAAACTGTGGATATAAGTTATCCTCGCCATATACTACCCACTTACGATCCATTCTTTCAATAAAGACTGGCATATTAGGTTGTATAGGATTAACTGAGTAGAATGCGTGTTTATTCATTTGTTTACTATTTTATTTAAGTATAGATATTTGCATAGTTGTTTAGAATGATCTAGTTGGTCTAACTAACGCTTGCTGAGTACGTAGTGTAGAAATTATTGTATTGGTTGATGCAAAATTTAAAGTATATGAATAATTATTAGGTAAATCTGGGTTTACTGATGATGACCAAAATGTTGTATCCGTATCATAAAACCAACCTCCTACAATAGACCTAGTTGTCCATAATTTTTGTAATTCTCCACTACTAGGTAAATACCAACCTGAAAAAGAACTACCTGAATAATTCCAAGCTCTATTAGGTGCACTATTTCCATCATTTAGTGGATCTTGACAAATACCTCCATTTACTATTGTATCTGTATTTGCATAACCTGTACCAAAAGCAGTTGAAGTTAATCCACTCATATCGCAATTAACTCTATACCATTCATATGGAATAAGAGACTCAGTTGATACTACTAAACCATGTTGAACATCTGCATCATAACCTGGATCTCCAGGTTGTAAAATATAGGCGATTATTCCACCTAGTGCAGATTGACCTACATAGTATAGATGACTAACTGAGTCTATTGTTCCGATTGATGCTGCTATCATATTATGCTTTTAGATCGCCAAATACATACCATGTATTAGCTGCTTTTTTAACTAGGGTTGCTGATGAGTATCTAGAATAAAGAGTTAGGTAATCATTAGCGGCATAGAGTGTAACTCCAACGGTTGCAACAATACTTGAAGCACCTGTTCCTGCTCTTACAACTACAATTTGACTTCCTACTGTAAAATTTTGTGCTGAGTCTAGAGGAACTGATAGGGTAATTGCTGAACTTGAATTTAATTCAATTAATTTACCAGCATCTGCAACGACTAGTGAATAATTACTTGTTTTATTTGAAATAGGAAGTATTGAAGTATCAGTACCATTTGCTCCACTAGTTCCTGATGTACCAGTAGAACCACTTGTACCAGTTGAACCTGATGTACCACTAGTTCCACTAGAACCATTAGCTCCAGTAGCACCTGAAGTACCTGAGGTTCCATTAGAACCATTAGTTCCACTAAATCCAGATGTTCCACTAGTTCCAGTAGTACCACTTGTACCACTAGTTCCAACTCCTGAACTGCCTGAAGTACCTGAGGTACCATTACCACTTGTTCCTGAGCTTCCATCTGTTCCACTAGTACCACTAGTACCACTAGAAAAACCTGCAGGACTTGTACCTGAGGTTCCACTAGTTCCGGTTGCTCCGCTAGTACCACTAGTACCATTTGTTCCGTTTGCTCCAGCTAATTCAATTAAATTTGTTTGTGCATTAGTTACGTTATTAGTTGAAGCACCAGCAGATACTAAGTCAAACCAATATGTAACGCCAGGAGTTAAACCTGAAACAATTGTATTTAGACAAAATGGAACAGTTTGAGCACTATTACCAGATTCAGTAGGTCCTACTTGAGTTCCAGTAGCTGCATCACCATTTGCTGGAGGTGTTCCTGTACCATATGCTATTCTAAGTGTACCAGTTGCACCACTTGCTCGTACTGTTCCAGCAATTGTTACTGAAACTTTTCCAGTTGAAGAAGGTGTAATTGTTCCAGTAGCACCAGCCATTACATTTGTACTACTAATATTAAGAGTTGCATAAACTGCACTAGTTGAAGTATTTAAGTTTGCAGTTGCACTTGATCCAGAAGAACCGCTTGTACCAGTTGAACCACTAGTTCCACTTGAACCACTAGTTCCAGTAGTTCCACTAGTTCCGCTTGTACCTGAAGTACCGGTGTTTCCAGAGGTACCTGATGTACCATTTATTCCACTTGATCCGCTTGTGCCACTAGAACCTGATGTTCCATCAGCACCTGCTAAAGCAAAGGTCCATTTGTTATAGGCTCCTGAACCATTAAAATTATCTACAGTAATTGTATATTGAGTAGATGAAGTTACTTGAAGTAAACCTTCCATCCAATTTAAACCTGCATCTACTAATTGGATTGCTCTAACGTATTGACCGCTTTGAAAAGCAAAACTGCTAGCAGTATAAGGACTTACTAGGTTAAATACAAAAGTACCAGTGCTTCCTATTGTATTATTAGTAAGAGAAAGAATTTGACCATTAGTTGGAAAACCAAGACCTGAACTTCCAGCAGTACCTGAGGTACCTGATGTTCCGTTAGAACCTGAGGTTCCACTTGAACCGTTAGAACCTGAAGTACCACTAGTACCTGATATACCGGAAGTTCCATCTGAACCACTAGTTCCTGAACTTCCATCTATTCCACTAGAACCAGAAGTACCACTTGTACCTGATGTTCCACTTGTTCCATTTGAACCTGAAGTACCTGATGTACCAGTAGAACCTGAGGTTCCGTCTGATCCACTAGTTCCACTTGAACCACTTGTGCCTGAAGAACCGGAGGTACCGCTTGAACCATTTGAGCCTGATGTTCCTGAGGTACCTGAACTTCCGTCTCCTCCACTTGCTCCAGCAAGGTTTACTGTCCATTGACTATAATTTGTTGCAATTCCAGTGGTTGAACTAATATTAGCAACCATTGCACCTGTTGCAGGGTTATAACTAGTAACAGAACCTTGCATAAAATTGCTCGCATCATATGCAATAAGGACTAACTGTGCTGGAGAATAGGCAAGACCTAAACCAATAGTTAAGTTTTTTACACCATTTGAAAGATTAAGGGTTGTTGTGCTAGAGCTTAAGTATCTGTCTCCATTAGTACCATTAATACCTGAAGTTCCTGATGTGCCTGATG